ATGAAAGGCATGACCAACAATCAGATCATCATGAACGAAGCCGCGAAGCTGGACCCCGCCACCCTGCACGCCATCGCCACCGCGCACCACACCCCGGAGCAGATCGCCGCAATGGCTGCAAACGCAGTCACCACCGACGAGAACGGCGACGAACAGCCCGCCACCATCGCAGACGTTGAAATCATCCTTGCAGCGGCAGAGCTGCACACCTTCGATTACTGGAAGAAAGAAGGCAAGAGCGTCAAGAAGGGCGAAACGCATTTGATTGAATGCTACCTGTGGAAGTACACCACCCGCCCCAGCAAGGCCCAGCGGGAAGCCGCTGAAGCCGAAGGCAAGGAAGCAGCCCCCGCGCCGCATTTCTACCCCACGAAATCGCACCTGTTCAGCTGCTTGCAGGTACACGACGCAAAGCAGGCCCCCGCCGGCCGTTTCGGATCTGTCGCCGCCATCATGGAGTATAACAAAAAGCTGGCCGCAGAACGCAAGGCCGCAAAGGCAGCAGCAGAGCAGACCGCCAGCACCCCGGCCCCCATCATCACCGAAGAGCGGCACGAACTGCCGGAGCTGGTGCACGTTGACCCGCTGCCCACGAAAAAGGCCAGCAAGCCCGCCGCCACGAAAAAGCCCGCCCCGGATGTGCTCCGCAAGGCAGAGCGGGAAGCAAAGGCCGCTTTCCTGGCTGTCCCCGAAACCGACCGCAAGGGTCAGGCCGCCGCGCTGGATGCCTGGCGCAAGACCCGGAAGGCCGTAGAGGACGCAAAGCAGGCCCCCGCCGCCGTAGCCGCGCCGGATGAAGCGCCCGTGAAACAGCTGGACTTTGAAAGCATCGCCGCCGGGCTGCTGGCATGACCCACCACCACGAAACCGGAAACTTTAGCAGGGCTGCACCGGGCAAAGCAACCCCGCCCCACTTCCCACCGGCACCCCGCCGGGAGGATCACCACAAAACGAAACACGAAAGGAAGTTTGAACCATGAAAAAGTTTAGCAACGTCATCGACCAGATCAACGAGATTTTGCGCCAGCAGTGGACGCTGCAGGGCCTGCGTCGCAAGGCAGAGTGCACCGACCACCCCGCAGAGGTTCAGCAGCAGATCACCTCCGCCCGCCTCCGCCTCATCTGCGCCCGCCGCGGCTACCTGCTCACCGCCTGACCCGCCCCGGATGCTCTGGCAGGGCTGCACCGGTACAAAGCAGCCCAGCCCCACCACCCCGGCAGAGCGCCGGGCACGAAAACCAGAACGAAACACGAAAAGGAGTTTTTGCAATATGAAAAGAGCATCCAGCAACGCCCCCGCCGGCCTGAACGTGAAGAAGATCACCGCCTATCTGAAAGGCCAGGCCAAGAACCGCAACGCCGTGCGGATCACCTGCCAGGGCGGCAGCGTGTACATCTTCACCGGCTATGCAGCGTTCAAGCTGCCTGCCGTCCTTTACCCGGATGTGGCCCGCCCGGGCCCCGGGGGGTCGGCCCCCGCCGATGGTGTGACCATCGTTTCCAGCGATGACGGGTTTGTGGCCAACGATCCGCACCAGCTGACCGCCGCGCAGATGTTCCAGAAGCTCAGCAACTGCAAAGAAGAGGTCAAGCGCACTTCTCTTTTGCAGGAAGTCGAGATGAAGGGCAAGGTCTGGGGCACGTTCCGAATGTTCCGCGATGGATCCCGGCCCATCATGATAAATTCGGAGTATGACGCTTTTGTGGATCATCACGAATTTGTTTACCACGGCAGCAACAACCCGCTTGCGCCCATCCTGGCAACTGACACCGCAGACCCAAAACGCGCCGCCGTGGCCGTGCTCATTGCCCCGATGAAGGCGAACGACGAAATACAGCAGGTATGCAACCGCCTGTTTGCATGACCTGCACCGGATGCCCTGGCAGGGTCCGCACCGGATAAAGCGGCCCAACCCCACCGCTCAGCATTCCGCCGGGCATATCACGAAATACGAAAAGAGGTTTACACCATGACCACCCCCAACGATGCCCTGGACTTCTACCCCACGCCGGACAGTCTGGCCTTTGATATGGTCTTTTCCCTGCGGGAAGTAAAATCCGGGTTCACCACCTACCCGAAACCCATCCTTGAACCGTCCGCCGGTGATGGAGCACTTGCGCGTCAGGTCCACGCTCTGGCGTTCAACGTCCACCACGACTATAAAACCGGCGAGGTTGACCGCTACGACAAGGAAAAGGCACGAAGCGCAGAGCTTGACTGCATCGAGCTTTCCAGCGACTTCCGCGCCGTGCTGAAGAAAGACGGTTTTCGGGTGGTGCATGATAACTTTCTGACCTTCCGCCCCACCACGAAATACGCCGCAATCGTCATGAATCCGCCTTTCTCCGCCGGTGCCGCGCACCTGCTCAAGGCGCTGGACATCATGAAGGACGGCGGCAAGGTGCGGTGCCTGCTGAACGCCGAAACCCTGCGCAACCCCTGCACCAACGAACGGAAAGAGCTGGCCGCAAAGCTGGAAGAGCTGCACGCCACGGTAAAATATATCCCGGATGCGTTCAAGAACGCCCGCCGGGCTGCCCGTGTTGAGGTAGCGCTTGTGTCGGTGGACATTCCCGACCGGGAGCCGGTGAGCCGGATCCGGCTGGATCTGAAAAACGAAACCGCAGAGCGTTTGAAAGAAAACCCGGAGTTTGCCGCCCTGGTATCTTCCGACCCCATCACAGCAGCCATTGAACGGTACAACGCCGCCGCAGAGGGTGTGCGCCGGATCTATGAAGAGTACAACGGAATCAAGTCGTTGTTTTCCTCTGCCGGCGCTGGTAAGAAAGAAAACCCTGTGATGGCTTTCACGAAATCTTATAACGACGCTATCCGGGAACTGCGCGGGATGTACTGGAAACAGCTGTTTGAAATGCCGCAGCTGTTCGATGCGATGACCTACGAAATGCAGCAGGATTACCAGAAGCGAATCAAAGAGCTTGAAGGCTACGACTTCAGCGCGTACAACATTCTGACCGTCCGGGAAGAAATTTCACGAAATCTTCTTTCCAGCATCGACCACGAAATTATAAAGCTGTTCGACGACTGGACGAACCTGCATTATAACGACGAGTACAGCAAGAACGTGCATTATTACAACGGCTGGTGCACGAACTCCGCGTACAAGATCAACCGCAAGGTGATTTTCCGCTGCAACGCCTTTGATACATACGATGGGCGTTTCTGCCCCCGGTACAACGCAACAGGCCATGTTGCCCAGATCGAGCGGGTGCTGCACTTCCTGGACACGAACGGCAAGCCCTACAATGGGGACGAACTCCGCGCCGTCCTGGATGCCGCCGAAAAGAGCGGCCAGACCCAGAAGATCCAGCTGCACTATTTCACCGCTACGTTTTACAAGAAAGGCACCTGCCACATTGAGTTTACGAACACGGACGTTTTGAAGTCCTTCAACCTCTACGCCGGACAGCGCAAAGGCTGGCTGCCGCCCACCTACGGCAAAAAGAGCTATCACGATATGGCCGCCGCAGACCGCCGGGTGGTTGACAGCTACGAGGGGGAGGCCAGCTACACCGACACCCTCACCCGGCACCTTATCCCCACGCAGAGCACGTTTTTACAGCTGAATGCTTAACACGAAACCGGATATTTTGGCAGGGCTGCACCGGGCAAAGTAACCCCGCCCCATCTTCCCGACATTTACGTCTGGAACATCACGAAACAGAAAGGAGGTGTTTTTATGGTTCGATGTTGGATATACTCCGCTGGGCCAGATCAATGCCAGTGCTACAACGTAGATGACGAAAATCTAGCCGATCTGGCAGCACAGGCGCAATTCCTAGAGGACTTCCGTGCCCAGCGTGCAGCAAACCCGGCTTTATACCGGCAGCTGCTTAATATGCTGGTTCCCGCCGCCGATGCCATTCCCATGCGCAACTATACCGGCCTGCCGTTCTGACAGCCAGCCCCGGCAGCCCGCCGGGGTTATTCTTGCATCCCGTCACGAAATCTTGTTCTAATTTATTGCTTTTATTTGCGTTTTGCTCTATCATGACAGTAACGAAACACGAAAAGGAGGTTTCCCGTTATGACTATGATTCCCGCCTTCGGTCCCTGGACAGAGCATCCCGCAGACACTGACGAAGAAAAGCGCCTTGCCAGCGCCCAGCAGAGCAAGACCAGTCCGCTTTCTGTGGACAAGGAACACGAAACCGGGGTTTTCTATGGATCCGGCAAAGAGCCGTACCAGACCAGCCTTGCAAGCTGCACCTGCAACGATTTTGTAAAGCGCAAAAAGCCCTGCAAGCACATTTTCCGGCTGGCTATGGAGCTTGGCATCATCGACACTGCATACAAGACCGGGCGCAGCACCGGCGAACGAAACGAGGCGCAGATCAGCTTTGCAGACAGTGTTGCTCTGGTGGAGCAGCTTTCCGACGCGGCACAGAACGCAATCAAAGATATGTTGTATTACACCAGTGAGCGCATCGACGACCGCCAGAAGCCTGTAACCTGTCACGATCTGGATCTCGTGCCGGAGCTGCGCACGTCGCCCCTGCTGCACGAAAATCCGTATCCGCTGGAAGAAGTGCTGAACGATCTGCCAAAGCCCTTTGTTGTGCAGCTGCTGGATCTGGTGCACCGGGAAGGCAAGCCGAAACGAAATGCAGCCAAAACCGTAATGGCTGCATGGCTGGCGCAGAACGCACCCATGCTGGCAAAAGAGATGCCGCCTTGTGCATCTTTCTCCTTCGTGGAGGTGTTCGACAAAGCCCAGCGTGACGTTTACAAGTACCTGCAGCGCAAGTACGACACGGAAACGGACTGGTACACCGGCGCAGAGCATCCCGCCGGGGCTGTTCCTGCGGCAGACGGTTCTGCTTACTATTTCCCAGAGGACAGAGTTACCGATGCCCTCACGAAACGCGGTTTCAATCGCTGCCTGAATGGGTACACCCCCACGAAATCGAAATCCTGACAACGAAACTTCATCTTTTTCTGCTAAAGATGATATTTCGGCATATTTAACCCGCCTTTTTGATACAAAACCTACAATTCAGGGGCTTAACTGCCCAGAAGGAGGCATTTCTACGAAAGATGCAGAGTTTTTCGCCCCTTGGCGGCTGGTGGCTGACTTTTCCGACGGCTCCCGGCTGACTTTCGACGGATTGACCGAAGAACAGGCACAGGAAGCGATGGAAGCCGCCCAGAAGGAACACGGCGACATTGGCTGGTACGACGGTGTGACCGATGTGAACTACGAGAACGGCAGATACTACAAAACCATCCCCGAACCACCCTGCGTGAACGTCGTTGACTTCACCGGTTACGATGGGCCGCTCGACGAAAACGGTTTTCCTGTCGGCCTGATGGACGAAATCGCCCAGAACGCCAAAGAGGAAGGCCGGGATCCGAACGAACCGCAGATCATCTTCAAGCGCAACGCTCCGCCGGACGACCAGCCGCCGCACGAAAAGTAAATCGCGAAATCCAAAAAGCCCGCCGGGTCGATGACCTGACGGGCTTATGGTGTTGAAAGGATTCTGTTATGCAGGATTACATAGAGATGCCAAGCGTTGTAACCCCCTTCAAAGTTGGAGGCTTCACGCTTTATGTTTATGCCTACCGCCGACTTTCGCCGCGCGAGGGCGCAGAAATGGTTCGTCAGTACCTCATGCAGAAGAAATTGCGAAAGCTCCCAAAATCAGGCTCCGGCAAACTTATAACCGTGATTGGTTTTGACGAAACGAACGTATAATTCTTTCGCAAAGCCACTCCGCATCTGCTTCTGAACGCAGTACAATGCAGCCTTTGCTTCCGGGCCATACCTCAACGCCGCCATCCTCGCGGCTGCTTATGGACCACAAAATTTTGTTTTCCATCTCCCGGTATTCCGCCGGGGGATTTTTCATTATTTTCTCGACTTCTTCATCTCTGATTTCATACTCTGCGCCGATTTCCGGCAAGTTTTCATCGGTCAGTTCAATTTTGATTCCCATTTTTCAAGATCTCCGTAACCCTCAGCGCATCTTTTGCGAAACTCAGCGTTTTCGCAAGATCTCCTGTGTTCTTGAAGCGAACCACGTTGCCCGCATTTGAGATTAGTTCAACGCCACCATCCGGTGCCATCCTCACGAACCGGCACAGTTCGCCCTCTTCCCGTGCGGCCTGCTGCTCTTTGATTTTTTCGATAAAGCAGGTTTTGAGCGCGTTCTCTGCGTCACAGTATACGCTCCTGTCACTCCGCACCAGCCTATACATCCTTCCGGGCAGCACCCGAACCTTGTTTTTATGCTTCTTTCCCATAACTTTGTCCTCCTTTGCACGAAACCCGGTAGGCCAACTGCCCGCCGGGTTATTTCTATGCCTTTTTTCGGATTTTCAGGATAGTCGTGTTTGTTTTTCCACGGACATCGGACACGATTTTGCGGAAGCGCCTGCACATGAAGTTCCGCAGGCAGCCTTGCCTATAAGAGAATGTCACCCTCCACCCAGGCATCCGCTCGGCGCTGTCCCTCGCGCGTGTTTAACGCACGCGATAATAAAGCGGCGCACTCCGGGAGCCGTTCCAGGTTCCTTCCCAGCTGTGCAAGAGCGACGTTTCGCAGGTACTTCAAGTGCTGCACACTGTATGGAACTTTCTGCTGTACTTCGTGCCATTTTTTGTGGCTGATGTAGAACTCCGTTAAAATCAGATTGTGGCCACTGTCCAGCCGGTTCATTTGTCCTCGGATAATGTTCTGATCTTCCAGCAACCCAGCCCGCTGCCGTTCCAGTTGACGCAGTTGGTCTCCAATGCCCAGTTCATCCATCCGGCAGGCCATCGCCGCCGTGCTGTCCCCAGGCGTTCCGCCACGGGGCATTCCATCGGTGCCCATTCCCCGCATAGGGTCCACTTCATCGCTCAGTGCGGTACACTGACGGCGGATGATCTCTATCCGCTGCGGGATGTCCGCATAATATTTCAAGATTGCCTCCGCCTCGTGTACTTTCACTGCTCAGTCCTCCCAAAAAATCAAAAATCTTTCTTGAAAAGGGGTTCTCCGAAAATGGGTTCTTCACCCTTGACGCGCTCCACCATGGCACCCACGCCGTAAATGTCCTCAATGACCCGGCGCAGACGATCATAGGCAACTTCTTCTCCGCCATCGTCCACCCAGTCGAGGAACTGCTGGTAATTTTTCTTGATTTCTTCCTTCACGGCCTCGATCTGTTCAGGAGTGTACTCCATTTCTTCCAGCGATTCCACAAAGAAACGAACGATCATCTTTGCAGCGTCCCGGCGTTCAGCCAGAACACGCAGCTTTTTTTCAGAGCCTACCAGACCACCCACCGGAAGCCAAAATTCTTCCGGCATCAGGTGGGCAGTGCGCGCTTCCAGTCGCTTTTTTGCTTCCGGTGCACCATACTTGTCATGATCCAGAATGTACCGGGATGCAGCATTGTTCATTTTCAGGGTCAGAAGCGTAGATTCTTTCTCGCCCCAGTCCCAGAGATCATGCGCCGCAGCAACAGCGCAGTACGAAACGACCTGCCCGATTGCTTCACGGTTCAGCATTGTGCGGTGCTTCGACTTGCTGATGTTGATCTGCTGGTTCACCGCGTTCTGGATGCTCTGCCGGTAAAATGCCGACATCCTTGCTCTGCTTTTGCCCATAATTGTTCCTTTCCCGCCTGTTCAGCCAGGCGCTTCCACTCTTTCGTTTCTGCTTTCGTGTCCGGTGTAATGATTTCAACAAATCCCCATCCTTGCGGTTTGGCTATGAGGTCGATAAAAAGCCTACGGCGATAGATATAATCCCGCTGTGCTTTCCGGGTAAACTTCGACTTGATCTCGACCACATCCACCCGTCCGTCTGCATAGGTGAGCTTATAGTCTGCCGTGTAATGCGCCGCCGGGAGTTTCACTGCACAGTATTCTTCCTCTTGCAGCAGCGTCCACTTCGGGTGCGGTTCTGCTGACACGATCTTGCCGGACTGAATGCCGGGCAAGATTGTGCCGATGTAATACACATACTCTCCGTAGGAATCAAAAGTTTTGTTCAACCGCCCAGCAGCGCTTGCGGCCTCCGCCATTGGCTGCGTATGGGTACACTTTCCCCGTTGTCTGGCCGCTATTTGAGCCTCCGCCTGCGCACGGTAGCGCGGCGGCAGGTCGTCCAGTTCCAGTCTGGCGCTCATGGCTGGTTCCTCCTGTTCTTCCGCCGTGTGTCCGGCTTCTTTTTCAGCTTCACGATCAGGTGCTTGGTGTTGTTTCCCGTGATGTGCTGTTCGCACTCGCGCAGGGTATAGCCGGGGTATTTTTTCTCCCAGTATTCACGATCATCCGGCAAAGCAAACGCTTCGTCAAAGCGCTTGCGGCTCCATCTGGTGTCGTTCGGGCGCGGGGTTTTCGGCTTTTGCAGCCCTTGGCTCTGTCGCCAGCGCCGGATACGGGCGCGGGCTTTCGTCATGTAGGTTGTCAGGCGTTCAAAGCTAGAACAGGTCAGGTCGATAGGTTCAACTTTCACAAGCCCCATCGGCCGCCCGGTGCTGTCCCGCCACAAGTCCTTGATCTCCTGCCATGTCAGATTGCCTTGCAGGATCGCATGATGGTGGTGTCTGCCGGTAACTTTCCCGTCCTCGTCCACCACGCTGTACTCTGCAACCTGCATCCACTTGGATGCTTCTCGACCCATCTTTTTGCAGAAGCGCTTCAAGCGGCGGGTAAAATTCGTCCAGTCCCGGTCTACTTGGTCAAAATCTCCGGGTGCTGGCTGGTGGTTGTGGTCGTATGTAAACGTGACTGCCCAGTCGCTTTCCCCGAAATTCGTATAGGCCAGCTGGCAGAAATACCGTCTCGCTATCATGTCGTTATACTTCTGCTGCGCAATGGAGGTTGCCAGCTCTCTTTTGCGGCGGGTGGATGCGGTATGCTCTTTGTCCGTTGTTTCAAAGAGGTCCACTTCTGCATAATCGGACGTTCCTAGAATGTGTCTCTGCTCCCGAATGTACCATGCCCGCACCGTTCACTTCCTCCTTCCGCAAAGCTCTACTGGGATTTTCTTTTCTGTGAACCAAGCACACATGGCTTCGCAGGACAAGGGGGATACAACGCCGGGCAGGTCTTTTTGAGTTTCTCATTCCTTCAAGCCATACAGACCCGCCCTCGTTTTCTCCCCCTTGACCCCCGCTTTCCCCGGCTTGTGTTCTTCTGTGGTCGCTAGATTAAGTTACACATACAAGCCCCTTGCCGCCTCGTCAGGGCGGCAATTTAACGACGGGCTTGCTTAATTCTTGATTAGGAGCTTGATTAGTTTCGTTCAGCCTTTCATTGCGATCCAGTTGTGCATCCGGCCATAGGCCAGCAGATCTTCCACCAGCTTGTCCACCAGCTTCACACGGTCGTCCTGGTCTGTCGTGCATTTGATGTTCTGCGCAGCGTTTACAGACTCAGCAAGCGATCCCCGCATATTTGTGTGCTCAGCGTGTTCGTCTGCCGCATTTGCTGCCATCCGCAGCGCATCGGCAAGGTCCTCCATGTTGTTACGCTCTGTATCGTAGCGCCGGAGGCCGGTATCCTGATAGTTCTCAAAGGCACGGTCCGCCTTCTGCTGGTAGCGCTCTGCCAGCTTTTCAAGTTCACTTCTGTCCATTTTTTAAGCTCCTTTACCTTTTCCATCCCACATTTCCAGCCGAGTGTGACACACCGGACAGGTCTCCGGTTGCCAGTTCGTTATGTAGCCGCAAATAGGGCAGCCGTAGTAATCTTCTTTCAGGATTCCGCAGTATTTTCCCCAGTATGGCCGCACCGGCGGATCCTCTGTGTAATTTACAACGTCAAAGTGATGCAGGCTTTCACTCAAAGCACCTATAATATCTTCTTCTACGCTTCTGTTATCCGGGTTTTCTACTTCGACGGTTAGTTCAATGATGACTTTTTTCTCCATCGCTCTGTACACCTCCGTCCACCACCATTTTCAGGCAGTTAGCTTTCGCACTCGCTTCTCTTTTCGTAAAACTCGCAGGTGTCCTCTGGGTCTGTGTTCTCCGTTCCTTTCGGTGACAGGCCGTTATAGCAGAACCAGCTTTTAGCGTCATGGTAATAGCAGGTGCAGCAGGTGTTTTCAGGCTCCACGTTTGCCTCCCGTATAAAAACGTTCCATCGTTTCGCGGTACACCTTGAAGCACTCCGGGCACAAGTCACCAACTCCAAAGAAGTCCCTCGTTTCAAGCGCCCACCCATCCAGTGCCTTCTGGTCAAACCGGCCATCATCAAACCGTTCTGCAAATACCTGCTTCCGGCAACGGTTGCAGATAAACATTGCTCCCGTTCTGTCTCATTGCACTTTCTCCAACTTCATAACCTCAAAATCTTCAAGATTCGTGTGCAAATTCTTCCTCTCGATCCCGAACTTTGCCCTTGCTCAGTGCCAGAGGACCACGTTTGACGAATGGGCCAGATATGTTGTTCCGTTAATTTTGACCTGTAACTGGTCGCCTTCATAATCGTTCCAGCTATCCACCTTGCCCTCAATTACGGTTCCATCCGGCATTTTAATCTGTGCCTGCGAATATTCGTAGGTCAAATCAATTACCTGCTTGTTGCATCCCGTCATCAGCAAAACGCTTGCCGCCGCAGATGCTCCCACCATAAAAATCTTTCTCATTTCTTTGCCTCCTGCTTTTCATTGAGTTTTACTACCGGCTGCGGCTGGTCGCTGCGGTTCAGCGGCTTATCAAAGCACACATTCCATGGATCGCCCTCCGGCTTGTCATGCCATGCCAGGGCGTGGCGAATGGCAAGCCATACCTGTTCTGCCCGGTACGGCACCTTCATTACGTCTGAGGTCGGGGCCGGGAGAACGCATCTGCTGTACAGCCGTTCCATTTCTAGCAGCATGGTATTTCTGCGGCCTATCGCAACATTAAAAGCGTTTTTACGCTGTTCCTCGCTCTGAAACGCATTGTTTTCCGCGTCCGAGTAGAATTTTGCAAAGCACAAGTCTTCTGCCAGATCCCAAAACTGTCCCATGTGCAGCCGCAGATACCACTCGCAGGCCGCTTGCACAGCCTCGGCCACCGGGCGGCTCATGGTCAGCGTGATGGTCTCGATTTCGGTAGGTGCGTCATTCTTCTTCACCATAGTGCGGATCCTTTGCCCCCGGCCAGTGACGGCGCTGGCTGCGCTCAAACTTCCGGGCCATCGCTGCTGTCTGAATAGCTTCCACGGCCAGAGCAACAGCCCGGTCATATACACCCTTCGTGGAAATCTGCGGATTGTTGGAGTAAACATTCATCCACATTGCATTGAGTTCCTGACGCAGACCGTTCATTTCCTGCACAGCTTCCACGACTTCTTCTTGGATGATTCCCGCGCCCTCATGCGGCCCTGCAAACATCCGAAACTTCTTGTTTGCAGCGGCCAGCTCAATTTTGACCAGCCGCTTCACGTCATTTTTTACCGCATCCATGATTAGCCCTCCGTCCGGCTCTTGATTTCGGCCAGCAGGTCATCCAGCGGAACATCGGAAAGCGAAAACCCGGCCTCTCTTTTGTCCTCGACAGAGACCAAGAGTGCAGAGGAAAAGCACAAAACGGGGCGAACACCATAGGTCGCGTGGTAGGTCCAGCTGCCGCTGGAGCCATCAGACCTGACAGCCCAGACGAAGTGGCTGTGGTTGGTGTTCGGAGAGCAATTCGGCGTACCGTAAGGCGTTGCCAACCACCACGGCGCATCTACCTTCGGGATCAGCCGCCAATATTTTCCGTACCCGCGCAGGGTCAACAGGCCAATCCTCACTTCAAAGATTCCGTATTCGTTCTGGCCGGTCGTGTCCTGAAGGTCGATTCTGAGCGGAATGAATGTACTCAGCGGAGTGCCGTTCTTTGTAAACTCTGCCAGGCAGTTACCCAGATATGGCATAATCTCGCTCCGGCGCAGATCGTTGGGGCATTCTGGGTCGTCACCTTCACGGAACGGCATTCTCGTCCAAATTTCCTTTGCCAGTACAAGGCAGCCGTGTTCGTCCGCATCCAGCTTCACAAACTCCTTGCCCAGCGCTCTGAAGATGCCACCATTTTTCACATCACCCAAGGTTACACTTTTCAAAATCTTGCTCATCGTTATTCCTCCACTAAAACCACATTGGCCCAGCTGGTCTCGTATGTTTTCCCGTCAATCGTGACTTTCACGATACGATCATTGTGTGCAAACGAACTTACCTTGTCCGCCCGTCCTTTGTCCAGTAAAGTGCCGTCCGGCAGGTAAACATATACCGTCTTGACCGGTTTTTCACCGCTTGCTGTGCCCTTGACTGCTTCACACCCAGTCAGTGTTACGCACAGCGCGGCAGTGCAGGTGGACAAAGCCAGCAGTTCCAAAGTCTTACGCATCGTTTTTGTCCTCCTGTTCGCTCAAGTCCTCCACATCGGCAACATCCCTAGTCTTTTTCACCATGTCGGCAAGCTCACGCAGTCCAGACTTTGCCAGAGGTTCCAGCTTTACAGGAAGCACCGCGCCGCGCACCACCATTCCGTCCTTGATAACATAGTAGCGTCCGCCACTCGCCATCTTCCTGGCGCAGTATTTGAAATATCCGCTCTTGCGGATTTCATCTGCTACTGGCATGATCTGCTTCGCATCCACAAAACCGACCGTTCCCGAAACAGGCTCGATCATTGGAACCAGTTCACACCCGCAGTACCGGATACCGATTCTTCCGGTCACGCAGTCCATTTCTCCGTCTGCCGTGTCGTCCAAATCCATCCCTTCGATGTGATGGAGATCATCCGGGCAGTCATTATCAAACTCGATGTCTGCCCATTCCTTTTTGCTGATGCCCAGGAGGGTTGCCAACTCACTTTCATTTTGTGCCTTCGGAAATCCGGTCAGCGGGAAGATTGCCGTTTTGGTTCCAATGTACAAATCATAGGTTCTGCAATCGTCATAGAACACTTTGTAGAGTTTACAGTACCCATCTGCCTTAATGAGCTTTGCGATTGCTGCCAGCTTCATTTGCTTCTCCTTTCAATTTCGATAGCCTGAACTTCAAACTTTTCGTACTCCGGGTAATGATTCTCGGCCTGCTCCTTGGCTTTTTCAACAGCCTGTTCGGTGCTGTCCGCATCCAGCCGGTACGGCAGCCAACCCGGCCACCCACCAGCACCGGTCGCTTTCAGCAAAATGTAGTACCTCTGCATCGGTGTGTTCTCCTTTCAGTTTTGGGCAATCCCGGAGTTGAACCGGGCCGGGCCTGTTCCCATGCTCACAAAAAAGGCCGCCGCAGCGGGCGGCCTGTGTCAGGAGTTGTGCGACCTTATTTTCAAAATTTTCTTTGCTTCCTCTGCGTGGAGAAGGACGCTGTCCCGGCAGGTCATACCCGGTTCTTGCAGCTCATAGAGTTTGCACTCTTTCGTGCATCCCTTACTGCCTTTTCGGGCCTGCTCATTACACGTTATAAATCGTGCGGACAGAATCCGTGTCAGCGTTTCATTGTCCATCATGCCACCAGATAAAGCCAAAGGAACTTAATCAGTGCGGCAGGCACAAAGAAAATCAGTGCCGCCCACAGTGCCACAGCTGCCAAAACCATCAGAACACCCAGTGTTTTCACAAATCCGTCCATTGCTTTTTCTCCTTTTAAGTTCAATTCTTGCCCAAGCTGCAAGGTCTTTCCAGTTTTCAGATTCCCGGTGACATGGAGTATCGCTGGCGCGTTTATCAACTGCTTCTGCAAGTTTTTCAACGCACAAGTCAGGCAACTCCTCAATGTGTGATTCAAAAAACATAGCCATGACATCCAACGGGGCACCCGCAGCAGCAATAGCCAAAACTTCTGCGTCATTTTTCTTGTCTCCGTGCGTTTGGAGCTTTCCCCACATCACTTCGCTGCCTCCTGGATGATCCAGACCCGGTGCGTTCCATAGCCTTGCCAGTTCAGTGCATCTTTGTGGCTGCCGGAAACGGCAACATCCAGATGCTTTCCTTTTACGCTGGCTCCGGTATCCTGAACGATTCTCACGCCCACATCCTCAATGTAGAGGACGGTCCCGAACGGAAAAACGTCCGGGTCTGCCGCCACCGTCACGTCAGCTTCCACGGGGGCACCGCTGGCTGTGATCCCGGTTCCTGTTCCGCAGATGTGCTCTCGCTTTTCGGTGCAATAGGCTGTACAGAGAAAATCTCCAGCATCTTCAACCAGCAGCTTCCCATCCAGCCGGTCCCGTGCTTTCAGAGAATCCCGCAGTGTGTCGGCGTATTCTGCTACTTCCTTTGAAACGCCTTCCCAGTCCTCATACCGGGACTTGTAAATATCCCGCTGACATTCCAGATCATCAATACGGTGATAAAGCACGCCAGTCTGTATGCCTGCAATCATGACCGCCACCAGAGCGATTTTTCCCACATCAATTTTCATATTCTTTCCTTTCCGGGAAGTGTTTCTTTGTAACGGCAATCGGAAATTCTTCAATCTCCGATGCCCACCGAGCAGTCCCGATGCCGTATGTAGTTTCCCATACCAGTGGGAAGCCGCCAATCCCGTCAAACAGGCTTCCCAACTTTGCGCCATCGCCCATGTATGACTTCATTTTTTGGGCAATCCAGAACCACTGCGGAAGTGCGATGCTGTTTCCCAGTGCCTTATAACGCGGGCTGTCTGCCGCCTTGTGCTTTTTCCCTTTGGTGTCCGTCCATTCTCCAATGTCCGTCCATCCGTCCGGGTAGCCTTGCAGGCGTTCGCATTCCGCTGGGGTCAGTCTGCGGACGATCCATTTGAGCAATCTTTTATCCTGTCCACGAACAAGCATATCGTTATACGCATCCTGCCCATTGTAGCTGCCTGCGTGTGCGCCGGGCGATAGCGTACCTGTTGTTGTTTGGATTGGGGCGTTTATGTATCTTTCTGCCAGAATCGCGGTGTAGTCGGTCACTCTGCTTTCATGGTCTCCGGTAATGGTTGGAACTATCTTTCCATCGCCATTTCCCCGTGCATCAAAGACCTTATACGCTACTGCTGGACGGTCAACAGTGTTCAGCGTGTAGCTCTGATTTTCATTCACGCCGGAACCATTTGCGCCGGCCGTTTCAGAGCGATCAATAATGTTTCCTGCTAGGCAATAGACCGGCTGAAAAAGGGTCTGATCCTGTAGCGTCGAAAGCGTTCCTGTTTTTTCTGTCTGCACCAGTGCGCCTTTGCCGCCCCCGGCACAGCCTGACCGGATTTTCAAGGTGTAGGCTTGCCCCCCCTGCTGGCCCACCATTCGATCATTTCCAGCAGGGCGGTTTCCAGCAGTTCTTGCAACTTCTTGCCACGTCTGGATGCTCTGGTCAGGATGCCCCGGCAGGCTTTCGCGCTCAAATAATATTTTTCCGGCACGTCCACCTGCAAAATCCACGACAAGAGCGATCCGTTTTCTTCTCTGGGGCACTCCCCAATATTGAGCGTCGAGCTGTCGCCAAGCCAAGCTCCATCCGTTCCCGGCGATTGCTCCGGCTTTGCTCCATCTGCCCCCCCCTCGGAGGTCTAGGAATTGAAGCGTCTGGTTGTTCCACGCGGGCAAGTTCTTCCAGCACGGCGCGGAAGTCTTCTCCGCCGTTTGAACTGAACGCTCCGGGAACATTTTCCCAAATAACGACAACTGGATAACTTCCATGTGTCGCCCTCCTCATTTCTTTTATGATCCGAACCGCTTCCATGAACAATCCAGACCGTTCTCCCGCAAGTCCTGCCCTGCGTCCTGCAATGGACAAGTCTTGACATGGCGAACCAAAAGTGATGCAGTGTACGGGTTCTATCTGGTCGCCATGTATCTTTGTGATATCTCCAAGGTGGATCACTTCTTGTCACCCCACCTTGCTTTATGGGGTAAGTCCTGGCACGGGCTGCTGCCGATCAAATAATCTGCCACAATTTCGTCATCTTCTGCCCACTTCATTCCCAGAAAATCCGCAACGCCGAAACTGCCGTCTTCGCAGCAATGCGTTTCATGCACAAGCGGTTGGTTTTCAAGTTCCTTCAACGGCCCAATTCCACTGGCGGCAAATATCGCATTTGCCGTTGCGGTCCAGGCTGTCTCTTTATCACCAGTTCCGCCGTTGGTGAAGGTCTTCCCGCACAGCCTGCACCTGAACGTCATGTAGTACCCTTTCATTGTTCTTCTCCCTTCTGCTTTTTGTTCTTGCACGGACGGCCGGCATCGAACCGGCTTTCCTGCTTATGGGGGATAGTCAGAAGCAGGATCATCCTCTATGCGTCCGCATATCAGACCCGCCCGGCAAGAGAGCGCCGGACGGGGCGGCCACGGCAATGGCCTACCGCTTTTGTTCCTGGGCGGATTGAACAGGGCATTTCTACGCTCATGCTGCGGCGCACCCATTCCCGTCAAATCCATGCGGGTGCGTCTTTCGCGGAAATGGCAGCCCGGTCTTTCACCGGGCTTGAACGGAAAGGAGGACGCTGCTGTACAGCACCATTCCGCTATGCCGGGCAACCGGTTTCAAAGTTTCCCGGCTTTCATGGAAAACAACCAAGGCGCAGACGGGGTCTGACCCCATTCGCAGCACTTCCGCCTATAAGAAGTGCTCTGCGCCATATAAAAAGCAGCCCCGCTTCTGCGGTGCAGGGCTGCTTATCTTACGCTAGAAGGGCTGCTTATCTTACGCTAGAGAAGAACTATGCTTTGTATCGGCAGCATTGTTTCTCTCGTAGTGCTTGCACTCCACGTTGTAACCACTGCAAGGTGCGCACCGGGCTGCGGTTATCTTGAATGTGTGCTTGCACTGTTCTTCAGTACCCTTTTGTTTTCCCTTGTGCAGGGATGCTCTGGTATGTGTACTTCTTGCCAAGCTCTTGATCTTCCTCGCTTTATATAAATAGGTGTTTCGGCCCAAAGGCTTTGGGTTTCGACGCTTGTCCTGCACCGCTTCCCAGCGCACCGGTGGATTGAAGTTTTTCCGCAATTTCATCCAGATTTTGAAACTGCTGAAGTCGCTTTCCCATGTTCCGAATGTTTCATCCATCCACTTGAACATTTCTTTTACGGCTTCTGGCAATTCAAATTTTCCATCACATAGGGGTCCCGGCACTTCCTCAACATCCGGCATGGTTGGCGGCAGTTCTATTCGCTCACCATTCGGAAGATCATAGTAGGCAGTGCCTCTGCTCACTCTTCTACCTCCATGATGTGCGTTGCGATCATGTCAGCCATGTGCAGGCACAGGGCTTCCGGGCAGCGGTCGTATACTTTGCTGAGCGTTCCCCAGTCCTGCTCTCCGCTATATGCTCCCATGTGCCACCTGATTGCCAGGGCTTCCGTGTCGGTCAAGAAAATCCAGTCTTTGATAATGCTGACGGATGCTTCACCGTGTCCCATCAAGTGACTATCTTCATAACGGTAACTGCCATCCGGCTTTTTGATGTACTGCCCAGCCTTGCAAACGTCATGGAGTAACGCGGCGGTCAAGACTGCGCCCTTATTGCATTTTGCAAACTGCGGCATCTTGTCGCACAATTCCAGGGCAGCTCTTGCCACATTGAGAGAATGCAGCACCAGACCGCCAGGGACATTCAGGTGATGCTTCGCGCTGGCCGGGGAATTGTAAAAGTCCAGTTCTTCCAGCACCCGCATCAGTGCCATACCGCCGCGCCTACCCTCAATAGCCCGTACCAAAAGGCTGTTGAACTGGTCTTTCAGCGAGATTCTTGTTGCTTCATCCATAGGTCGTTCCCACCTCTCAATCCCAGTCCCGGACTTCATTGTTCCAGTCATAAGCCTTGTTGACCAAAGTGTCCAGCAACACCGGCACTGCCCATGCAACGGCAATGAGATCTGGGTTGTAATTGATTTTGAACAGCCAGCAGACACCCCAGATCAGGGTTGAAAAAATGCCATACAGCACGCCGAACACCAGCAGGCTTTCTCCCAGGTGCAGCGCATCGCGGCGGAAGCGCCGCCAGTTGAATGTCTTGTTGAAATTGTTGATTGTTCTGTGAAGTTTTTCAAGAATCATTTTTTCTTTCCCTCCATCCGAGCTGCTGTGTACACGATCACGCACAACGCCACGACCGTTACGGCTACCGCGCCCATCATGCTGCCGTCGCCTTTCTTCTCTTCTGCTCGTAGGCTTCCCGCTGCTCCGCCGTGATCCCCGGAATCCGTTCAAACAGTTCCGGGTCTTGCAGCAGCATATTCAGAATGCCCTCGCGGGTCTGGCTTCCCTGAAACGGTGAGAAGGGCGACTTCTGCTTCTTCCTCATTCCTCGTTGCCCTCCTTTCCACCGGTGTTCTCCGCCGGGTCTGCGCTCTGGGCTTCCTTGTAGCCCTGCACAAACCCCGCCATAAAGGAAAGAGCCGACTTGCCGAGCGGCTTTGCATCGTCCATGATCTTTGCCAGCTCTTCCGTCTGCATCTTTTCTTTCTCGCTCATACTCTCACGCTCCTTGTTGTCCGCCCCTTCCCGCCGTGCTATAATCAGGGCAGGAAAGGGGGTGTATTATAAGATGTAGGTCTACGATTCACCCATCGGCCCGCTGTACATCGTCCGCACAGATGATCTTTCTTTTCTAAGCTCCTGCTTGTGGAAGAAGCGGGAGCTTTTTTACGGCCACTTTTCGCCGTTCAGTCTGACCCAGACCAGCTTGCCGGACTTGTTGTCCTTGAACAGAATAACCTCTTCTCCGGCGTTGATATTCTCAAGCTCGCGGGCAAGTTTCAGGCGGTCGTCCAGCGTTTCGGCCTTTGCCGACCCGCCGATGTTACCGCCCTGCATCTTTATCAGTTCGGACAGCATCGCAGCCCGTTCCGCCCTGCGCCCCTCAAATAGTACACGGCGAATCGTTCCGTAGAGGTTATACATATCACGCACACGCCAGCTAATCGCACTTTCCAGAACATCCGCGTATATACTTTTCTCTTTCTGCATCCTCTCACCTCCTCGTGTTGTCCGCCCCTTCCTGCCGTGATATAATCAAACCATCCCGGACGGAAAGGGGGTGAACTTATGAAATACTATCTTGTTGATCTTCGCGCCCTTCCCATTTCCGAACGTGCAGCAGCTTGTAAGAAAATGGAGCAAGGCGCATGGGACGTTTTTGAACAACTTGGAAGCTCCGGCCTTGAAGCTGCCAAAGTTGCGTGGACTTCCCCGGAAGATTTTGAATCTTCCATCTTCTTCCCAAAAGGATGTTCCTGCACTCTCTTGGGAAACTGACGTTACACCTTTAATGTAACGTAGGTGACAAGCAATGCCGCCGGGAAGTCCGGGTCGTAGTTGAACTCGATCCGGGCTTTTTCTTTTTCATCGACAGCCAACATAAATTCCTTGATGCTGCCCAACTTCTGAAATGCTTCCTCCCTGCGCCATACGCCGCAGCCAACGCCGTTTCGGTGAACTTCTCCCGGCTTGTAGCCGTAGTGTTTCAGCACTTCGTCCACGTCGAGTTCATCAAATGCTTTTTGGTGGATCACACTTCTTCACCTCCCTTTGTGTTGCCTGTCGGAACTTTACAGTGTCATTATAGTCAATTCTCGGAACATTGTCAATGGTTTTCTGGGATTCTTTTGTTGATTTTCGGAACTTTATTTGCTATAATGAGATTGCAGAAAGGTGGTGAATAAAATAAATGACCATCGGTGAAAGAATTAAAGTCCTCCGCAAAGAGAAAAATCTTTCGATGGAGGATTTCGGCTCTGTAATCGGTATGGGCAAGTCTGCTGTCAGCCGTATCGAAAACGGGGTCAACGGAACAACGGATCAGACCATCCGCTCCATCTGCCGCGAGTTCGGGGTCAATGAACACTGGCTCCGCACCGGCGAGGGTGAAATGTTTGAGCAGACGCGGGAAACCGTTCTGGACAAGCTCTGCGCCGAGTATGATCTTGGTGCAGAACACCGGGCCATTGTGGAGGGATTTCTGGACCTTAGCCCGCAGGATCGGGATGTGGTACTGAAATACTTCCATAATGTGTTCAGCCGGTCTACATCCCATGCCGCCCAGAGCGCGGCAGTGCCCGACAGCGAAGCCCAGCGCATTGCCGAGAGCGACGAGTACAAGTCGCTTGTGGAAAAGAGCGAGCCGCCGGAGAAAGAATCGCGTACTACCGCCGGTTAGTTCTTCAGCGCGCCGCAGACGAGTGGTTAAAGCGTCACCGCTGACCGCCATGCAAAAAGAAAAAGCCCACCGGAGCCGTACCCGGTAGGCTTTTTCGTGCGTAAAAAAATAATGCCCCATCCTTCCGTCTGGAAGAACAGGGCATTTTAAAAGGATATACTATATATGAGAAGAAAGAAAGTCGAGGGCGGCAACCGCCTTGTTGCCTACTACCGCTACTCCGGCGGCAGCGGGCAGACAGAACAGAGCATCGAAGGGCAACGCCGTGACTGCGAGAATTACGCCAAGCTCCACGGCCTGACCATCCTTCACGAATACATTGACCGGCATATCTCCGGTAAGACTGACGACCGCGCCGCGTTCCAACAGATGATGAACGACGGCGACAAGGGCGCGTTTGATATGGTGATCTGCTGGAAAACAGACCGCTTTGCCCGCAACCGGTACGACAGTGCCGTGTACAAGAAGCGTCTGCGGGACAACGGCATAGAGATTCTTTATGCCGCCGAAAGCAACGTGGAGGGCGCAGAGGGCATTATCATTGAAGGTTTGATGGAAGCCCTTGCCGAATACTACTCCGCAGAGCTGGCAGAGAAGATGCGCCGCGGTATGCGCGAAAGCGCGCTGAAAGGGCAGGCTATCAACCGTTGCCGTTCTCTGGGCTTGACCACCGACGAGAACAAGAAGTACGTCATTGATGAAAAGACCGCGCCCACCGTGCGCTTCATCTTTGAGCATTACGCCGCCGGGGAGAGCAGCACTTCCATTGTGGAGCAGCTCAACGCCAAAGGTCTGCGCACCAGTCAGGGCAACCCCTTCAACAAGTGCAGCATCCCCCGTATCATCCAGAATGAAATGTACCGCGGTGTCTATACCAGCAAGGCGTACAACGTGCGGATCGAGGGCGCGATCCCCGCTATTATTGATGATAATCTATGGAAGAGGGCGCAAGCTATGATGAAAACCAACCGTCAGTTGAAAGCCAAGTATGAACCGAAAGCGGAATATCTGCTTTCCGGCAAACTGTTCTGCGCAAAGTGCGGCTGCACCATGAAGGGCGTAAGCGGGCACAGCGGCGGCAACGGTGAGGTGTACCGCTACTACGCCTGCTCCAACCCCCAGTGCCGCAAGCGCAATATCCCGAAGGATGATTTAGAGGGCAAGGTGATCCGCTCCATCTGTGACCACCTGTTGCAGCCGGAAACGATTGAACTCCTTGCCGAAACGATGGTCGAGGTGCAGAAAGCCGACATGGAGAAGCCCAACGCTGAGCGCGATGTGCTGGAACAGGAACTCCGGGATGTGCGCCGCAGGAGCAAGAACATCATGGATGCCATCGAAACCGGCAGTGCAAACCCCCAGCTTATCTCCCGTCTGGATGATCTGACCCAACAGGAGAACACGCTGACCTATCAGCTCTCCACGATGGAAGCTGAGAAGCCCCTGCTCTTCACCAAGGAGCAGTATCTTTTCCTGTTGCAGCAGTTCTACGCCCAGCCCACAGAGCAGGACGATGCCTATAAACGCCGTCTTATTAACACTTTCGTAACAAATATAGAAGTTAGCGATTCCGAACTGCTTATTTATTTTAACATTTCCGAAGAAACTGAAAACAAAAATAAAAACGCTCCCCAGTTGAACTTTGATAAATCAAGTTCGACTGAGAAGCGTTTGGTCCGAGTGGCGAGAATCGAACTCACGGCCTCTTGAACCCCATTGTGCTCCACTCGCGGACACATTGGTCAAAACGGCACACACTATACGCTATATCACTAATTTCCGAATCCGTTTTTTCATTCTATTTCATTTGATGTCAGGAAGTTTCGTTTCTATTGTGGTCAAATTGTGGTCAAACGACCCCGGCAAATGACTTTTATCCCCTGCTAAGTTACATCGCGCAATTTCGATTTTCACAAATCGAAGTTGCGCTTTTTTATTTGCACGAATTATCTATAAGGAGGATTTTTCAATGATGTTGATGTATCCGCGCTATTTTTCCAGTCTTGACAGAATCATATGACACTTGATTATTTCTACGGACAAGCCGGAGAGCTGTTTTCGTTCTTCCGCATTCCAAAGGCACTGTCTCAGGAGCAGCGGTTTCAGAACTTATCAACCGATGCCAAAATCTTGTACGGTATCCTGCTGGACCGCATGAGCCTGTCGGCGAAAAACGGTTGGCGGGACGAGCAAGGCCGGGTGTATATCATCTACACCGTCCAGGAAGTGCAGAAATCCCTCTGCTGCGCCGAACACAAGGCGGTCAAGCTGCTCCGGGAACTAGAAGACATCGACCTCGTCGAGCGCAAACGCCGTGGTCTGGGCAGGCCCAGCCTAGTCTACGTCAAGGATTTTTCGTCTGGACTGCCAAAAGCGCAAGTACAGAATTGCCAAAACAGCAATTCTGGTGCTGCCGAAATCGCAATTCTGGAACAGCCAAAACCGCAAGCAAATAAGACTAATAAGAATAATACTGAAATGAGTGAGACTAATCCTTTCTATTCTGAAGAAGCGGAGGGGATGGGCAAACGCGAACAACTGAAAGAGTACTTTTCTCAGTCTTTGGAGGTAGAACTTCTGCTCCGGCTTTGCCCGGACGATGAGGACACCATCTATCAGATCGTAGATTTGTTGGTGGACACCTGCGCTACCAACCGCAAGCTGCTGCGCATTGCCGGGGACGATAAGCCCGCCGAGGTGGTACGCAGTCGCTTTATGAAGCTGAACGCTGACCATATCCGCTTTGTGCTGAAGTGCCTTGCAGAGAACAGCAGCCCGATCCGAAACATGAAACAATACCTGCTCGCTTCTCTGTACAACGCACCCACCACGATGCAGCTTTCCTACCAGAACCAAACCAACCACGACTTAGCAAAATCGAGGTGATAAAAATTTCAAAGAAAACTACTACGATTACCATCGTCAACCAGAAAGGCGACACCAGCAAGACCACTCCCCTTTCCGCACGTTCTGCGGAAATCAGTACCGTAGGCAAAAGCCTATCAATCTTTGCTAGAGGAGGTGTTGGCGAATGACGAAGGGTGGCTTAAACATGTCGCTAAAAGGTGCAGATGACATTTTTTCTACCGAGGAATCCCGGCAGGAGCAGCAACGAGAACAGGTGCAGCAAATTCCCATTGCGGAACTGCACCCGTTCACGAATCATCCATTCAAAGTATTGGATGATGAGTCCATGCAACGCACGGTGGAGAGCGTGGAGCAGTACGGTGTGCTGTCTCCGCTGATTGCCCGTCCACGCCCGGAAGGCGGCTACGAAATCATCTCCGGGCACCGCCGTCAGCACGCTGCGCAACTTGCCGGGCTGGACACGCTGCCGGTCATTGTTCGTCAGATGGACGATAATGCCGCTGTTTTGCTCATGGTGGACTCGAACCTCCAACGAGAGAACATCTTACCGAGTGAAAGGGCTTTCGCCTACAAAATGAAGCTGGAAGCCCTAAAAAAACAAGGTGCCCGGTCAGATTTAACTTCATCCCAAGTTGGGATGAAGTTGCAAGCCCTTGACATTGTTGGCCGAGAAGCTGGCGATAGTCGCAATCAGGTGCATCGTTTTATTCGTCTGACCCACCTTATCCCTGAACTGTTGGACATGGTGGACGAAAAGAAAATTGCATTCAATCCCGCTGTGGAGTTGTCCTATCTGGACGAATCCCAACAGCGAGATTTTTTAGAAGCCATGGAGGACACTCAGAATGCGCCGTCCCTCTTCCAAGCGCAGCGGCTCAAGAAGCTGGCGATGGAGGGCAGTTTCTCGTATGACGTTGCCTTTGCAGTCATGGGCGAAGCCAAGAAGGACGAACTGGACAAGGTTGTCATCAAAAACGAAACCCTGCGGAAATATTTTCCCCGCAGTTACACTCCAAAACAGATGGAGGATACCATCATCAGGCTGCTGGAGCAGTGGCAGCGCAAACGTCAGCGACAGGATGAACGCTGA